CTTTTTCGACTACATCAGCGATATGATTGAACGCTAATTTAGTAGGTAACATTGAATATGGCTCAAGAACACTCATCGCACCATTGTAATAGTAATTTGCAGAATGTACTGTTGCAACATCTCCGCCGTACTCTAAGTCTTCTGAGATTGCATCAACAATATAGCCAACATCTCTTGGACATTTAGCTTCATCGTAGCCTAGACCGTTATATGTTTCACTGATATACTTAATGATTTCTGTTTGATACTTAGGAGCTTGACCATTTATAGCTTTGTAATCTGCAATAATAGCTGGTGCATAAGCCGAGGTTAATGACTCGATTCTTGGCTCAGAAATTGCTGCAATTGTACCATCGTTTTTACGGATAGTATCTCCAAGATCGTAGAATAACTTTTCAACTTCAGCAGCAACGCTTGGCTTGATAGATCTTCTTACACCGTTTGCTGTGGCTGACACAAATGTATGTACTGCGTCAATCTTTGCTGGGCCGACTTGTAATGTAATAGTAGTTGCTGTAGTTGCGTCAACTCTAACTGGCTTATTAAAGATTGGATCTGTTGGCCTTGGGTGAGATAAGTTGCCACCGCCATTGCTTGCGCAGCTAAGTGTAATCGCGTTTTCATCGAAGATTACATAATCATTTTCAGTTAAAGCGTGTGAACCTAATGTCATTACCATCACACCAGTGATATGATTATAATCAATACCAGCTGGTGTATAAGCTTCAGCCATATTAGCAACTTTAACCGCGTCAGCCGCAACACTTACAAAAGTGTGTAGTGATTGTGGTTCATGCTTAATAGCATCAGTAGTTGCTGACACAAATGTGTGTACCGAACCAGACGCAGTGCCTGCATCTCCTACATTAATTGTAAAGGTTCCGTCTTGACGTTTAACAGCATTAGTAGTTGCTGAGATGAATGTATGCGCGCCTCTATATGATGAAGGACCTACATTAACTTTAAACGTATTTGTTGTAACATCAGAAACCTGTAACCAACGACCCGAAGCATAATCACTTCCAGCTCTTGGATAAGATTTTGAAACTCTGTTACCGTCAAGTACACATGTATATGTTAGTGAGCTATCTTCTAGTAAGACGTAATCGCCATTGCTAAATCCGTGACTAGCAACTGTAAGAACAGTATCACCAGTTGTTGGATTGTAGTCAGTGTTAGTTGGTGTATGACCTGTTGAACCAACTGCAGTAATTGTAATTGATGCTCCGGCATATGGATCTGAACCTGCACGAGGATATGTATGTTGAGTTACGTTAGCATCTTGATCACAAGTAAATGTGAACGAGTTGTTTTCTAATACAACGTTTCTTCCAACTCCTAGACCGTGCTGCCCAACAGTTACTACCATATCACCAGTTGATGCATTATAATCTGCTGCTGATGGAGTAAAGTATTTGTTAGGACCAGACGCGCCAGCATCTAAAGTAACTGTGTTTGTTGTTTTTGCTTTAATAGAGTATGTTTTATTTGCAAATTGATCAATGCCGCCTCTTGGATAAGTTTTAGAAGCGTTGTCGCCATCCATAGCACAAGTGAATGCGAACGAGTTAGGATCTAAAGTAACACGATCATTTAATTTCATTCCGTGACCAGCGATTGTCATTACGAAGTCACCAGTTGCTGGATCGTATGTAGCATCTGTTGGTGTGAATGTTGTTGTCTCAACGATTGTTTGAGTATTTGTTACATTCAACGCGGTTACAACTTCGTTTCTAACGATTTTGCCAATTAGGTCTGCAGCAAAGAAGTAAGCTTCACTTGTTGGAACAACTTCATTATCAGATAATACTGGAATAGCATTTTCAAAATATAGTTTCGCGTTTGAAGCAGTAGCAGCGTTTGAACCATGTTGAATATCCCATGAAGCTAGATCAACAAAGATACCCATATCTCTTTCACAAGCAACAGTGTTATATGTGAAGGTAGGATAATTTGCTGTAATCCATGCAACTATTTCTTTTTGGATAAACGTTCTGTTAGCTTGTAATGCACCCCGAGCCATACGGTGAGCAGGTGAAACCGCTTCCTCACCAAAGTATAATTCATCAGCGTTAGCATTACCGTTAGTCATAATGTCGATAATTTCATCGAATGCAGCGTCAGATCGTGAGATTGAAGTAGCATTTGCGATTACGTCAGTATTGATTTTACCTTTTAACCAAGTAATAGCACCAGTTGTTTGAACAAGTTGAGTATTAACTAAGTTGTTTGCACCAACAGTACCAATGCGGTAACCTTTGCCGGTGTAAATTGCGTTAACATTAGAACCTGTTACAACGTCTCTTGCTACGGCATTTAAGATAATACCAGTATCGCGTTCACATTTGGCTTTGCTGTATGTGTAGTAGTTATTATCTAGCCAAGCTGTAACTTCTGCTTGAAGATATGCTTTGTTCTTCTGAAGAATTCTGCTAGCATATACACCTTGAGTTGTAGAACTAACCTTAACAACCGCGCCTTCGTCAGCACTTACAAAAGTATGCACATCTGTATTTGTTCCAGCAGAACCACAGTTAACTGTAATTGTGTCTGTTGTTACAGAATCAATCTTAAGCGGTAACTTGTATGCATAATCGCCAATACGTGGAGAGAAATCATTACCACCACCGTTTGCTGCACAACTAAATACGAAGCTTTGTGGTTGTAATTCGATATGATCGTCAGTAGTAAGACCGTGGCCTGCAATAGTTACTACGAATACACCAGTTACTGGATCGTATGTAGCATCAGTAGGAGTAAATGATTTTAATACTTTAGCAGGATCAGCGAAGTAAAGAGCGTTAGCATCGATACAATCAACTTCAGCACTTACGAATGTGTGGTTGTTAGCATGTCCATTTGCGTTACCAACGTTGACCGTAATAGTATCGGCAGTAGCTGCTTTAACTCTTACTGGCTCTTTATAAGCAGGATGGTCGTATAATGGAGCAGCATCTGTGCCTGTTACGCCACCAACATCGCAACTAAAGATCATTGACTCTGGTGCAATTTGAATCCATTTTCCAACTGGTAAATCATGTGAACCGATGGTTAATACCATGTCGCCTGATACTGGATCGTATGTGGCAGTTTGTGGAGTAAACTTACCTTCCCACATATCAGCTTCACGAACCGCGTTTGCTGTTGCAGATACAAAGGTATGTACTGATGTGTCGCTTGACTCGCCGACGTTAATAGTGATTGTTGTAGCATCTCTGTCAGAAATTACAACTGGCTTTTTATAAGCAGGATGTCTTTTCTCTGCGTTGATAGCATTAGTTGCGGCTGATACAAAGGTATGAACTCCGCCACCATTTGTGACTCCCCCAACATTCATATAAATGGTAGTACCTTCAACTCTATCAATTACGATTTGTTTCTTGTAGAATGGGTGATGTGATTCAGGAGCAGGATGATTTGTTACATTGTTATCCATAGTGCAAGTAAACACAATGCTGCTCGGCTTGAACTCTACAAGATCGCCAGCTTTAAGAGCATTTGCACCGATTGTTGCGCTAAACTCTCCAGTTGCTGGATCGTATGTAGCACCAGTTGGAGTATATTTTATGAATGTAGTTGTTGGATATGTGTGCTCAGTAGCATTGCTATCAAGCGCACAAGTAAATGTTAAGCTGTTAGGCTCTAAGTAAATACTGTCACCAATATTAAAGTCGTGTGAACCAATTGTAATTACAGTAGTTCCTGAAGCAGGACTATATACAGCATTTGTTGGAGTATACTTCTTGCCGTTATTATTAAGCAATCTAGTCATTTCATCAAAAGCTTGATTAGCTCTGTCTTCGGCGATTGTATTTGTAAGCAATGCAGCAGTTTCTGATTTCAAGTAGTTGATAGAACCAACTGTTTGAATTAATTGATCAGTAACACTAACTTCACCAGACTTAGTACGATATGCCGCGCCAGTTTGGATCGAGTTATAGTTGGTACCAAGCATTAAGTCTCTTTGGACTGCTGGCAATATATACTGCTCTGTATCTCTGTGGCATTTCTTACTATCGTAGAAGTAGAATTCGTCATCTACCCAGCACATCATGTAGTCTTGTATGAACTCTCTGTTAACTTGAAGTTGCTTACGAGCATTACGCTTAGTTACTGCAATGTTAGCATTGTCTGAGAATGTAATTTGTTCTCCGATTACTGATACTGCGTTATCTAAAGCACTTACAAATACGTGTTCATAGTTTGCAGCAGTTAATCCTGGATTTACAGTGATAGTTTTTGCAGATACTTCTATAATAGGTAGTGCTGCAAGGTAAGCTTTTTCTGAAACTCTAGGATGACTGATTTCAGTCTTATAATTATCGCTAGAACACTTGAATGTAAAGCTTTCTTTTGCAAGATTTACATATCTGCCAACTGTTAAATCGTGAGTACCGATTGTAATAACCATGCGGCCAGTTGCTGCATCGTATGTTGCTTTAGTTGGTGTATACTTTGTACCAGAATTATTAAGAGCATTAATAATTGTATTGAATGACTTATATGCATCAACTGCTGCTGGTGCAGAGTTAGCTTGAATAAGATTATCAGTTGTTTTGCGTAGTCTCTCAAATGACGCAACTGTTTCGTTTCTTTGATTTTCAAGAGTTGTTCTTGCAGTGTTAACGTAATAAGCTAAGCCTGTAGTAACTGCGTTGTAGTTAGTATCAAGCATCATGTCGAACTTAGTAGCTGGCAAGATATATTCTTGAATATCACGTTCGCACTTAACGCTATCGTATGCGTAGAACTCTTCGTTATTGTCGATCCAGCTTACGAATTCATCAATGATCATTGACCTGTTATCTTGAACAACTTCGCGAGCTGCAACCGCGTCTTGATCACCAGTATCTGCGAAGATAATAGGATCAGCAGCGGCTTCGCCATTCTGAAGAATATTCAATGTCTGGTCAAGAGATCTGTCTAAACGGGTTAATACTTCTGCATTTTGCTCTTGGGCAAAGATGTGGTTTATTTCGCCTTTGATATGATTAATAGAACCGACTGTTTCGGTCATCTGATCGTTTACTACGATGTATGAGATTGGCGAACGATATGTAATACCGTTTAACCGACCCCAGTAGTTGCCGTCTGTAGCAACGTCGTACGATGCACTATCAACAATTAATCCTGAATCTCTGAAACACTTGTCTGCGTTATAACCTTGGTAACCAAGACCTGGCGCACCGTTAAAGCCTGTTGTTGTGTTAGCAGTCAAGTAATCAACCATGTTATCTATGATTAAGTCTTTGCTTGCTTCAAGAGTATCAGCAAAAGTATTATCAGCAATTAATTCAACTTGAGTTGCGTTTGCCGGTCTAATAATAACTGTGCTACCACGAGCACGCATTGAGATGTCACCAAACTGAGAACCTGAGTTGTTCAAAGTCATTTGGCCACCGTCTAGTGCGAAGAACGCTTGGCGTGTAAAGATTGAAAGTGAACCAATACCGTTAACACCAGCACCATTCTTAGCAACGTAACCTGTACCGTTTTGAGTACGAGGTGTGAAACCAAAACATAATACGTATGTGTAAAGTGAGTCTGTATCTAGTACAGCACGGTCAGCTAGAAGACAACCACCACCACGGCCAACCAATCTATTTGGGAAATCGTCAATGCCGATTGATTCGATTGTACCTGTACCGCCTCGTTGAGCATAAAGAATATCTCCAATTTCTACGTTACCTTTAAGGTTTCTAATATAAATCTGACGAGCTGAATCAATATCTAAGACATATGAAACATAACCTGTGGCACCAGACGAGAACGTTACTTCATCATCTACTTCAAACTGACTTTGAGGACTATGTCCAGCAACTAAGTAGAATTCTTGGCCTAAGTCTAAGATTGTACCTTTAGTGTTGAATGGATTTAAAGGTGGCTCAACATCTAAACGGTTGAAGTTTGAAAGCTGGGTGCTGTCTCGTATATAAGGAGAACGTCTTAGCAACGCACCTGGACGGTATGCAATAGCGAAGCCACCTTCAGGTTGGTCAAAGTTATCAACCTCAAAGTTCATATAACCAAAACCTTGAACGTAGTTGCCAGAACCAACTAGAACACCGTTTGTTTTTTCGTAACCAGGCAACTTCTGAATAACAGTAGCATACTGACCAGCAGTTGAAGTCATTGAACAATCATCAGGTAACACAATTGGTTCATCAACATAGTAAGTACCAGGACCTACCGAGATATGCACCGCGTTATTAATATCGTTACGATCGTATGAACCACCAGCTTTTTGTAAAGCAAGTTGCTCTGCGCGCTTTAGTGTGCGAACTGGCTGTAGAATTGTACCTGGATAATCATCATTACCGTCTGAAGCAACGTGTACTTTAAGAGATTTTTCTGTCTTCTTGGAGAACTCGTCGTATAATTGACGGTAAGTCATTTTCTCTGTGTCGCCAGTCTTGACGTTCTTTAGAGCAAAGTAACTATCTTCATCAAGCATTGGCTCGAAGACTTTAGTAAGATTCATATCAAAGTCAACAAGCTCTGACTCATTAATAGTTGAATTAGCTATAACTGATTCTGAAATATCTGAGTTTTTAATCGATGATCTTTGCTGTATTAGATCTTCAGAAGTAGAACTTCCGATTGAAATATTAGTAGCAATAACACTATTCATTGCACCAGTTAAAATTGCATTTTCTAATATAGGATTAGTGAATGTGTTATCAGTACCAGTACCATTCGAGAAATCAGAGTTCGTAATAGTGATATTGTTAGCAGTAGAATCAGAGATTGCACCGTTTGAGAATGTAGAGTCAGTAATAACAGTTGTGATGATAGTGTTATTAGAAAGAATAGTATCCCAGATCTCACCGTTAGAGAATCTAGAATTTGTAATATTTACGTTGTCTAGATCTGTATCTCTAATGTTTCCGTTTGCGAAACTTGAATCTGAGATAGCAACGTTTGCTACGGTAGAATCAGAGATTGAACCGTTTGAAAAATCTGTTGTAATGATTACACTGTTCGAGATGAGAGCATCTTCTAGAATCAGTTCATCAATAGTAATATTTGTGAGAATTAGGTTATTAGCTGTACCACCTTCAATGGTAACTCTATTATAAAAAGAATCATCAATTGTAGAGTTAGTAAATACGTCGTTATTACCGGTGGAGTTATTTAAAGCTCCAAAGTCTACAATGGTGTTTGTAAATACGTTATTATTACCAGTACCATTCGTGAAGTCTGATGTAAGAATAGAAACGTTTGATACGGCAGTATCCTTCATCGTGCCGCCAGTGATGTCACTAGCAATAATAGAAGATGAATCAATAGTTCCGTCGTTGAACGTATTGCGGTTCATTATATTGTCTTCAATTGTCGAATTGAAGATTCTAACACCAGATATATTTCCGCCAGTGATGGTTATTCTATCGAAGATTTCGTACTGAATCGCCGCGACAAGTTCTTTTCTAGTAATATTTTTAGTACCGTCATCGCCTTGGATAAGGTTAACGATAACAAAAAGGTCTTCAGAGCGAGTATTGGCACCTTTGATTGTACCTAATTCTGAAATCTTTGACATGCGTGGATACCCTTATGTGTTTTCTTTTATTTATAAAAATAGGGTGGAGGTCTGGGCTAGTTATGAGCCACTCTACTAAATTTATTTAAACTTTATTCTTCTAACCATACTGACAAATTGTCTGCCGCATCGTGATATTGTCTTTGTCGTACTATAGAACTATTGTACTCTAATACTTCTTCTTCGTTATTTAATAGAGTTCCATCTATACCTCTCGCGAACCACCATTGCGCGTCATCATATTCTACCGTTTGTAAGGTTTCAATATCGGCAAGCTTACCTTTATATATAACATTGCTGCCTTGGTTTATTAGTCTATATTCATCTGATCCGACCAAATCTCCACAACGTTGAATAACACCTTCTCTTTGTTTCTTGGATCGTACTGTAGCAAATGCTCTTCTGCGATCTGTAATCTCAAATGTTGTGCCTAGTTCTACGTGCAAAGCCGCAACCCGTGTTGCGTATTCTGTATCATTTAAAATAAACCGTTCTAACGCACGTACAGTAGTTACACTATCAGGAACAAACCGCTCAAAATATAAATGTGCTGAGCCACACCACCCACTTTCTACATCATACGCAAATTTCCTAGGATTCATTATACTGTTCCCCATATAGAACCATTATTAGTTACAGTAACATTCGCTGCGGCTGTAGTTATAGCTGCCCCGCCTGCCCCGCCCGAAGTACCACCGCCAGCAGCACCCCATCCGCCACCACCCCAACCAGCTGCTCCGGTTCGTGCACCACCAACCTTATTTGAATCTCCGCCGTCGCCACCAGCTCCGTCATAGTTACCGTTATTTAATCCACCGGTACCCGGAAGTTTTCTTCCGCCACCGCCACCACCGGCTGCTCCACTATCGTTGCAACATCTATTGTCCTGATCTGCGCCACCGCCTGCACCGCCAGATCCTCCTCCGAACCCGCCGCCTGCTTGGGACGCATTGCCACCATTACCGCCGTTTGCGTTTAAAGAACCTCCACCGCCACCACCACCATTTTTGGTTTCACCACCGCCTGATCCGCCGGTTCCGCCACCAGCACCGCCACCGCCAGCACCTTGGCCGCCTTGGCCGCCGCCACCACCAGCTGCAATATATGCAGAAGAATTGTTTATAAGTGTAATAGATGCAGTAGTAGTTAATATTTTCAAAGCTGGACCACCAGCTCCGCCGCCGCCACCAGATCCTCCACCATTTCCGCCTCTGCCGATAATATTACCACTGTTTCGCAGGGTGATCGCGCCTGACATGTCTGTTGGAATAGTTAAGCCAGCTTTCGATACAGAATCAGCCCACAAATAATAATTAGCTGGGATGGTTATATCGTAGCGTCTGGTCGGGTCAGTATAGCCCATGCTAACTAGTGCATTCCATAGATTACAGTTTACGATGTTACTAAGAGTATTGATTTTTGCCGCAGAAATTGCTTCCCATTGCGCGCCTGTTACGAATATAGTATTTGATTTGCCATAGAAATCACTGAAAGCAATCGCGCCAGACTGCGGAAGCCCGATGCCGGCTTCTAATTCACGATACTCCGATAATGCGTAAGGTTTTTGATCAAAATTTCCGCCGCGGGTAGCAAATTCTGTGTGTATTTCCGTAAATTTTAAAGCACCTGAAGTTTTAATCGGCATATTATTTACCTACTTTTTCGTTCAATTCCTTGATTGCTTCAATCAATAAACCAATCACGTTTCCGTGTCTAACGGCATATATATGCTCTCCAGTTTCTCGATCTGTTGTTTCGTAAACGGCTTCTGGTAAAACTTTTAAAAGCTCTTGTGCCATTACGCCTGTCATTGGCGTATCTTTATCACGCTTATAATTAAACGTATAACCACCAAGTTGTGAAACTTTATCTAGTGCATTAGTAATTGGTTTGATATTTTCTTTTTGTCTCATATCAGAGATAGATCCAAAAGCAGTAATATCACCAGTTGCAACAATTTGACCATTCGCAGAAACAGCTACTTCAGTCCCACCAGCACCAAATGTTACATTAGCTGTTGTACCTACCGACTGCCCGATTGAAATTACGCCACCAGTGACTGTTACACCCGTAGAAGCTGTTATTGCTGCTTGAGCTCTTGCATCAGTGTAGTATAAATTTGTGCCTTCTACAAGATTAGTTGTTTTATGATTTGTTAATGAACTTACTGTACCATTCACGTTACCTGTAAAAGTTGCTGGAATGTTTGTTCCATTTCCATTTTCAAATACTTTAGTAGTGCCGTTCGGAGCATAGACGTCACCAATAACGTTACCTGTTAATGTTCCGGCAAACGCGCCGCTTGCAGTAGTAAAAACTGCATTATTTGCTATAAGTTGATCTACAGTTAAGCTAGTGCCGATTGTAATATCAGCTGATGTTACGATACTAGGAACTGTTAACACACCAGCAGGCGATAGTGAAAATTGCCCACCGGCGAGATGGTTCATCTCGAAATTAGCCGCAGTAGAATTGTCGAAGCCAATATCCCAAGAAAGAGTTCCATCGGTATATCTTGTACGACCACCTGATGCACCGTATGTAAATGTAGCAGCAATAGGTGACAGTGAAGGTGTGATAGTAATTGGCGAAGCAAAAGCTATACTAGATGCCGGTGTTCTAGCTTCGACATAATCTGTAAGTAACTCATTAAATACTACAACATTATTTGCAGTAAACTCGCCGATAATGGTTGTATCGCCAGTAGTTGTATCGCCCGTTACTGAAGCAGTAACGGCAGAATCGCGCATGATATCAACCATCTCATTAGTCTTGTCAAACCAATTCTGAAATGTTTGTGTCGTTATGATATTTTGAATTAATGGTTTTGACATTTAATTATTCTCTATCTTATCTAGGCGCTCGCCAATTGCACAAAGACACAATTTAGCATTAGCGAGCTCTGTTGTTAAGCTTTCGACTTTACGATGTAAAGCCCTTTCTGCCTTATATTTATTAAGAGCAACCAAGTCAGTATTTAAGATGGCTCGAGTATTCTCGTCTCTGATTAACGCCTGAGTCTTTATCATGTTAAAGCAATCCCTCTATAGTCTTTTACAAATGGTGCGTTGTGAATACTGTCTGCTATTAAATCGATTCTAATAGCGAATTTTCTGTATCCAACAAACGTGCCGCTTGCGCTCGTGTAAGTGATAACACCTGTGGTTTTATTAGCATCTGCAACTTTGTATCTAAATTCTTTATAATCATTTAAATTAGAAGATGAAGAATAAGTATTGATACCTTCAGATAGTTCTAATTCAACCCAATCGATTGTATCAAACGCTGAGCTATCCTGAGCATGCTGTGGCTTGATATAAACTTTAATATCTGAACCGTTTGGTCTGTATCCTGTAAGATAAAGATTCAAGTCTTCGGCGTCTAAGTCTTCAGCTAATTCAATAGTCTTAGAAATATATTTAGATGTGGTAGCTGGAGTATTTGTAACTTTAAATTGGTATGCTAACAGTGTGGACAGTTCTAAATCAACAACAGGAGTTGAAGTAGAGTTGGAAGCGTTAGACATATTAACGTTAATACTAAATGGTTTTGGAGTAACAAAGTTATTTGATTTACTGTAAATGACCACACCTTTTTTAGTGAAGTAGTTAGAAGCACCAAATTTCAACGGCATGTTATATGTATTAATAACATTAGAAGGATCTGCGAAAGTACCGTTAATAGTAGTTGTTGTCACAGAATCATTTGCTTTTTGGATCAGTGGTTGGATATAGCTTAAATTGATGTTATCAATTGTGCCAATCGTTCCTTCTGTTCCACTAGTGAACCCAGTAAGTACGTCGCCAATCGCAAACTTTTTAGACGCGATTGCAGAACTCTTTTTAATGTGAAGTTCTGAAGCTGTGTATTTGTTATAGTGAGAAATAATACCAGCTACAATTGGGATACCTGAAGCATTTGCACCATTGAATGAGCATGGTTTATCTGTAGTTATTTGAGTTGCACTATCAACACTTGCAACTCTAAATATATCAGATGAAGCTCCACCACTTGCGATTACTAGAATATAATCACCAGCGGAATAATCAGCAGTAAAGTCGTTGCCCGATTGAGTAAGAACACTAGTTCCTTGAACCATACTTACAGTATACCCAACATCGATTTGTTTATAAACAAACTCGTTTGCAGTAAATCTTCCATCCCAATCACTTAGAGTAAAGAATTCATGGTCATCGTTTGTAAGTGTTACGGTGCCTGTTGCCGCGTTAAAGTCGTGACGATAAAGTGTAAACTTAAGATCTTCGTCTTGTACTGAATTCCAAGCTCTGTTATTCGTAGATGTGAATAGAACACCATCACCCCAGTCCATAACAACTGCTTGGCCTTTTGTAGCACCAGTTGTAAGATCAAGACCGCCAACTTTAGAAGTAAAGACTAGATAGTTGGGATCGTTTGCATCTGGTTGTATAACAACAGCGTACTCTTTTTCAACATCCATTCTAACTGGCGCGTCAAAGAAAACTTCTGTTATACCAATAGCATCATCTGAAACAGTTATATCAGTAGGAGATAAATGTATTTTAGAGAATGGTAGAATAATTGCAGAAGGATAACCGTTTACTACTTCTCTTAAAGTAACTGTTGCCCCGTTAACATTGCTTTTTCTCTTAAAGTAAAGATCTATTTTAGAGATAAACACGCTGCTAGATCCGCGACCCATACCTTGCTTAATAAAGAATGTTTGAGCTAGTGGATCAGTTGTAACACTAGTAACACGAGCAGCTAGGTTTCTTGATGTCTGAGTTTCTTCAACATCAAATTCTGGCATTCTTGTAGAAACAGTAGTTTTACTTTGTGTAATATTATAAGCGTGATATGCAATAGTTCCTTTTGAAGTAGATGCAGAATCGATGCTTGAATACTGGTCTGTGTCAACAGCTGTCAATATTCTGTCACCAACAAAGAATTGACCTTGCGGGATCGTGAATACTGCCCTCAGAATTCCGTTAGCATCTGTTGTAACTGCGGCACCTTTAGCACCAAAACTTTGAACATTTCGTGCATTTTGCGCAGATGGTGCTCCTGGCTTAACATGTGTATTTACATCAACACCGTCAAAGAAGAAATAGTGTCTTGTGCTAGGACGCAATCCAGATATGAATATTTTAATATCTCGGCTTCTCATATATGGCTGGAAAGCAACGTTAGTAACAAAATCACCAACAGCGTTCAAACCACCGTCGTTTACCAATAGCTCAGAAATAACCCCAGCTTGAGATCTAGGAGTCGTCGTAGTTGTTCTGTTTCCCTGTCTAACCGTTGAAGAAGCACCTTCAGTAACTCCACCCCAGTTAACACCGGTTAGTGGCCAAGTTTCTTGTAAATCTTGGAATACTGAAACTAAATCAATTTCTAATGGGACTGGGTTTTGTATCGTGTCGTGAGCCATATCGTGGCTAGGCGATATTTGAACGTTGCCGTCATACTTCCAGAAGTTAGATACGCAGTTTCTGAAGTTTGTTGCATACGGTTGTCCTAGCAATTTCACATTAGCATTTCTGCTTAGTGTTGCAACTTCAGCTTCATTAACACTTGGGAAAATAGACGCGCCCGAACCAGATGAATATTTTAAATCTAGTGAGAATGTATTTAGAGCAGGAGTAAGGATTTTTTTATCAAAGTGAATAGCAGCTTTGTAGCTTGGATCTTCGGTGTTAGCGATTTGCCCGTCGTTCATTGGGTCTACAATGTAGCCGTTCTTAAATCTTGATAATCCATTTTCGTCAAGAACTAATAAGTTTTCCGAACTTTGCTCTAACTGGTTTAAACTGATGTAGTATTCTAAACCTTCAATACGCTTTTCGATTTTTTCGATATCGCGCATAGTATAGTTCTTAGTACCAACAGATTTTAGTTGAACTGCACAAGAGAATTTACCTTGCTCTGATGCTTCTTTTTGAGATAGCACAGGATAGCCAGGAATATAAATCTCAGATACAACAAGTTGGTCTTCAGCTATTTTTGGTGTAACTGGGTTTTGGTCTTCTTCGCCTTTAATAAGTTTAGCAGCACCGAAAGAATCGAATACGATAGCATCAACCCGCGACAAATAATTTTCAATATCGGAAGTAATAGTAGCTTGTAAAGCTGGAACCACATAACTGCCACTGAATGTTTTGTTATAAGCACTAACCGCAGTTGTTACTATACCAGCAGAACTAATGGTAGTATCAGTGTAATCAACTACTGCGTCTTTATCTACGTATGGTCTAAAGTCAAAGCAATTTCTTAAATTGTAGATATCTGAGTTAGACGCTTTGTAAGTTTCTAAATCTGAAGATCTGATAAACCCACTTGGTAACACTAGTGTTGCGTCGTCAATATTATAGCTATTAATTGTGAAGAAATAATCACCAGCAGAAGTGTTGACTTCAAACACTCCTAGTTGAATAACTAGTTGTTGACCGTTTACTGGTGCAGCGCGACCGGGAATATATTCTATGTACGAGATATCATAAAAGTGATCGGTTTGGTTTGTTTGAAGTTTAAAGCTGTTAGTAAAATCTGTGCCACCAGGACCAGTAGTAATACTTACAATTTTGTAAACATCAGGGAAACCTAAGCTGTACTTAGTGGTACCTGTAGAATAATTTATTTTAATATATGGTTGTACTGCAGCTTTACTATGAGGAATTGCTGTAGTAAAGCGTTTGTTGTAATAAACTGTGCCTGTACCAGTTGCACCAGAAGCAAGCGTAATAGTTAATACAGAGTTGTTCAAAGATTTAGCAAAAGAGACTACTGGAATTAGTGTATTCGAGCTATCAACTACGAGAATATCGCTTTGGTCTAACCCAAAATCTTCACCAATAGCTGCTGTAAGCTCAATCTCATTAGCAACGATGCTAACAGCTGATTGAGCTCTTACTGGAAGAATAGTATCAGTAATTTCTTTGATGTAAGGAGTGCCTGTATCAAATACTACTGGAGATTTTCTAATGTTTTTGACTACTGCGTTTGCAGCTACTGTAACTACACCAGAAGTACCTACAACTCTAACAACTTCGCTGAAAGAGTTAGGCGAAATCATTTTAACACCGAACAAGTAAATTTTAGTTGGTGTGATGTTTTTAACGTAAGCTTCGCCGATTTTGCCACTTACTGTGTTTTGGAGATCTACTGTACCGTAATTAATATCTATTGTGCCACTAATATCTACAATATCTAAATAAGAACCATAGTCAACAGTCGTTGCTTGATTCTGTTGTATAGAAGTATTAGAAATCTGATCTATGGTAAAATCTACTTTACCGCCATTTTCTACACGGTAACCTTTAATGTAAGCAGTACCTTTACCAACAAGTGCAACTAGATCTGCGTCTCTGCGATCTAAATCTACTCTAAAACTGTCTAAGATGTAGTTACCAGATTCTTCGTATGTTCTCTTTGCTAGCTCTTCAGCAATTGAATTGAATTGAGCAACGTCACGCAAAGTAACAGCAGACCCGTTTTGATAACGAATAAGAGTAAAGAACCCAGCATCAACATCAGCGATAGCTGTTTCTTTAACTACTAATACTGGAACCATTTTAAGTCTATCGGCGCCTGGAGCATTTTCGTTTGCAGATCCGTTAGCATTATCATTTAGACTATTGTCTTGTAAAGAACTAACCAAGCTTTCTAAGATTTCAAAACCAACAGAAAGATCGTTTGGTGACTCGGTATATTTAGAAACAACCAACGTTTGGTCTGTTGTAAACAAGAAGTGGCCTTTTTGGAAAACAACACCTGCTGACGCTCTAATACCAAATGATTTTCCAACCGGACTAGATTGAGATGTGACATTGATCAACCAAATAGCAGAGTCTGCACCAGCCCCACCTTCTTGAAGTTCAGCTACTAGAACAGATCCGTTATATACATACTTAGTTATTATTAATGGCTCACCACCAATAAACTGTTGAGTAGTATTATTACTGTTCAGGTAGTTAATGAAGAAAGTATTAAGATTCGGTGGGCGTGTTTCAAAACCGCGAGCTGCAGCAATAATGTTTGCTTTCAATCCACTAGCATTTGAGAGCTCGTACACAACATCAATATCTGTTAAGATACCACCGATAATTGCAGTACTTGGCCCAGATACGAATTGTTCTACGTCCCAGCCAGTTTTATCTATCAACTTTACAAATTGCAAACCATTGAGATTTGTAAAGTTACAGCCTTTAACAATAGTACCTTCTTGGTAAATATTGTCACCGAATTGTTCAACTTGATTTTGTAGAATCGTTTGAAGTTGAGTCAGCTCTCTTGCTTGTACCGCATAAGCTGGCTTAAACAGAATCTTATAGAACTGTTTTTCGACGTCAAAGTCATCAAAATATGGTGCAATATTTAAATTTGTGTTAATAGGCATCTATTTGAGTTCCTTAAAATTCCAAGACCAATTTATATTCTTCTCTCGAACTTTCTTCTCTAGATAAAGGGAAGAAGTCTTCCATAAAGTATACGGTACCAGATCTTTGAGTATATCGTGATTCAATAACATTATTGGCTACTGGTGTATTTATCTGAATTCTTTGTCCGGTAGAATTGATAATACTTTTTGTATAATCTAATGATATATCGTTATTTGCTGTGTTTGTATACGGACCCATATAGCTACACAAGTAAATAGAATTAGCGCTTGCATCTATTTCGTGGACACGGCCGGTGAATACTACGTTATTATTAGTATCTTTTTGAGTAACAATACCGTCTATAACAAATTTTCCATAGTCATCTGTGATAATCTGCAAACGGTTATCAAACACATCTGGTGATGCAGTATT